GTAGTCTTTATGGCTAAAACTGAAACCTACTACATCGCTTGTTTTATATTCTTCTAATAGGTTCATTACGTTCTGCTGTTTGCGATTTGTTGTACACATAGTAGAGGATTAATTTGATACCGTCAACATTTAATTATATAAAAGATATATATATTTATATATTGCAATTATATATAAGCCCATGGTAAAGTGGTTGCAACTTAACCGGAGAAGTAAAATATGTCACATATATTAGCGCCATTGAAGATACCAAACGATCTGCACGAATGGCTTGACGCGAAGAAGGTGAAAACCGGCAACTCTTATAGTGTAATCGTAAGGGATGCAATGAGATTAGAGATGGATCGAGACAAGCGCAAAGCCGCTAGGGGAGAATGATTGTGAGCGCTGATTTAACTATTCAGGATGTTATTACGGCAATGAGTTCAAGCATTGTTGTCGCCAGCAGTATTAATTCAAGAAGCCATGAGAAGAAAAGTTTAAGCTTTTCCCCTTTAGATGGCGATTATCGAGTGAATTACTTAAATGGAAAGCGTGAAACTAGAGCTTCTTACAGCCGCAATGAGCTGGAGGAAGCAGTTGAGTTTTATAATAGTTTTCGCATTTAACATAACAACCATTAGTGGAGAATAATATGAAATGGTTTAACCAGTTCAACACTTTAATAACAGGTCTAGCAGTAGTAATATTTATACTGCTAATAATCGTCGGTTACGGCATTGCACGCGCTACAGGATTTATATTATGAGTTTATTCAGCCCCGAGGCATTACTAACTAAAATGTGCGATTCAGGAATATGCACAGCACCTAAGCCCTTGATTAATTTCAAGCGCGTACCAGCTAACGAGGACGGACACAGCGATACATGCAAGACTTGCACTACATTAGCAAAGCAAGGTATTGAAGCGCGTGACCTAACTGTAAGGCGCATCAGGCGAGAGAACTATTACAAGCTTAAAGAAAGCAAAGAGTTAGCAAGCGAACTTAACCATTTGAAGTATGCGAAGATTTAGGGGTAGGGTTATGGAGTTACGGACAATCGAAGGTGAGCGAGAGCGGGGCGCATTTAACAATCCTATAGTCAAGTGGCGATATAAGATAGCCATAGATAATCGTAGCAGCTGGCTGATATCAGAAAAGATGTATTCATCTAGGCTTAAAGCTGAAAACGCAGGCTTGCGAATCATTAAACAACTTAGTATAAAGGGGTAATATATGAACAAGATTAAAGAAGTTTTAAGTGATAACGCAGGTTCTATTATTGTATTGTGGGCTATATCGTCATGGTTAACCCATGTGATCTACTGCCTAATGATTAAAAGCTGGGGATTCTTAATAGCTGGGGCGCTGTTCTTCCCCATTGGGATTATTCACGGCACTGGTGTTTGGTTTGGGGTGTGGTAATTAGCACTTGCAAAGTAGGCGCAGTAGTAATAAGATAATTTACCGACTTAAGGTAATCAGCAAGACAAGCCAAGAACTAAACCATCTTGGTTTTTTTTCGTCTAAGTTTTAATAAAGTCAACGTATTGTTGAAAATGGTTGTTTAGTATAGTAAAATAGTAAACGTAGTAAGGCGTGTGGAAACGTCTTTAGAAAGTTTGAAGTTGGTTAGGGTTATTTAATAACAGGTTCGGAGGCTAGTTTTCTACTGACTTCGAACGCCTTTTCCAACCGGGCTTGTTATTAAATAGCCCTTTTTTGTGCCTGTAGTTTGGGAATTTGTGCCCAATTAACACTAAATTAGTCATGTGCTGCAGGCACACCCTTTCTAAAGCACATAGGCTGTTTAAATTAGATATCTGCATGGTCAATCCCAAGCGACCTACAGTCGAATATACCGCACGGGTAAGCGGGTGCAGATGTCTATTCTAAACAGCTTATACCCTCCCCGCCTTATTGCTCGGTACATTTGATGCAGTAAAGGTTTACACCGAACAAAACGAAACCTATCTCAAACCTTAAACGATAATAGGCAAATTAAGCCACCTTAAAGCAATTGCACCAGCCAACCAGTGGAAACACTCAAGGCAAAGTCTAACTTCGGTTAGGTGGATGATAGGGGTGTATGTAGTTGCGATGTATCTCACGCGCTGCATTAAACAGAGCCTTCATGTGACAGAAAGCCTTTTATGGCAGGTCAGACCCGTAAGTCTATAAACTATGCTCTGATAAGAATTGTTTTAAGATTGATACGATAAATAACAAGTTAAGCTAAGGTGATCCAATAGGTCACTAAGAGCCTATCTTAGACCCCTTATAACTAAACAAAGGTAAATAATATGTCTGATAACTTTCGAATAAAGAATGCTATTTTCTGGGCAGTACTTGCAGCAATTCTTTTCATTGTTAACTCATTTTCGGTGGAGAAAGATTCGGCACTGACTATTCAAATGACTCTGTATCTGCTGATTAGTCAAATATCAATGCTAAGCATTAAAAATAAAGGTAAATGATATGAGAGAAGAAAAACAGACTGGTGTGACCGAGGTCTTAATTCATGTAGCTATCGTATTTTTTGTTTTGTGGTGCGTTTATATAATAATTGACTCTTAACCCCTTGCAAAGAACAAATAACCCATATAGTATGTATGGCACAATACAGCAAAGGACATACACATGAAGATTAAAGCCACGTACCGCCTAGATTCAGAATTACTAGACAAGATACATTCAGCAGCAGAAGAAGAGGGGCGCACCCATACATGGTGCGTCTCTACCGCGTTAAATCAGTATTTCAATAAACCCACTGGGATAGTTAGCGAGAAAAAGCCAGCGGCTAAAAAGGCAGTAGCCGTAGTAGTAGAGAATATCGACTATTCAATATTAAACCTCTCGCATTGTTATCTTGACGAGATTAAGCGGATAAGAACAAAAAACGCTTCATCTGCGAAAACGGCGAAAATGACACAGCGAATCGTAAACGCATTAGCAAAAGAGTTTGGCAAGTCGTACGGCCTTGGATTTACTATTGATCAAATACTTGATGAGTGGGAGTCGCGAGGCTGGAAGTCGTTTAAGGCTGAATGGATGAAACCAAGCAAGCAGCATGGCCACACTATTGAACACGACAGCACGCGAACACGTGACCAGCCTATATCAAAGCAGCTAACAGATAATTCATGGGCTAATTAACAACACAACAACAACGATTGATAGATAAGGGGTGGGTGAAATGAGTAACTTAACAGTAGATTTATTGGATGACACCTCAATAAGGCTGGCTTTAGATATCCTACATAAGTTAATAAAGCTTGAAACAATAACGGAAGAGACTTCAGATATTCACATGCTAGGGCTTAGTGCTAGAGCTGGGAGCGTAATGAAATATGGTGGGATTAATACGATAAGCGAATTGTGCAGCATGAAGCGGTACGAAATAACTAAGTTACCTAGCGCGGGGAAAAAAACCTTAAGCGAGATTGACGAGGCGTTAGCAGCTATTGGACTAAGATTAAAATAGATCATGGAGTAAGTAATGAACCAGAAAATACAAGTTAAGCAACACTTAGAGGCTGGGTTCAAGATTACCAGCTTAGATGCACGTGAGACGCTAGGAATACTTGACCTGCCCAAAAGAATGAGCGAGTTGAGAGAAGTGGGCTTTGAGTTCAAAGATCGCTGGAAACGGGTTAAAACGCGCTTTGGTGGCTACACTAGAGTTAAAGAATATTATTTATAGGGGGATTTATGATTAAGAAAATTAAGGAATGGATATTTGGCAGGCAAAAAAACAAAAATACGCACTGTCGGGAATGCGGGGGAAAAGCAGATATAGAGAGTGGTTGCTATTGTGATGGCTGCTTAAGTAAATATTTATAACTAATAGGGTGTAACAATGAAAGTGAGGTTAGATGTAGATATTTATAGTTTTACCGTTGTCATAGTTACTACATTTGAGGAATTTAAAAAGTTACACAAAGCCGCAGACAAAGAAAATCTTTTCTGCACGTCTGAATGTGGTCAGTATATTTATGTTTTAGTTAGTGATGAATGGGGTGATTTTTATAACCACTTATTTATTCAGTGTATGTCCCATGAGTTAAATCATGCTGCAATGTGCCTACTTAATCATATCGGCGTTAATTATGATTATGAGAATCAAGAGGCTCTATGCTATTTGCAGGATTTCCTAATGGCTGGATTTTTTAAGGCAGTAGAAAAATATAACACTACACAGAAGAGGTAACAATGAAAGGCAAAAAAGAAACATTAGATTGTATTGCTAATTTTTTCGCTGAGAACGCCCGTTATCCAATACGTAGAGAGATAGCAGAAATACTAGGCGTTACTACAGGTTGCGTGTCAACTCGGCTTGAGAGGCTTAAAACTATGGGTTTAATCGAGCATTACGATAGCAAGATACAAGCAGTTCTGCATATACCGACATTTGCAGAGAAAAAACAAAAAATAAATTGGTATTCAATGTCAATACTAAAAACAGCATAGAGGATAAATAATGTCAAAAGCAATGTGTGCAAGAGAGAAAACGCTAAAAGCAATCACCAAATACTACGAGGTTAACGCGTGCTGGCCGTCGAATAGATGGCTTGGTACTCAGATGGGGATAAAAACGACAGCGTTAAAAACCAATCTAAGAACGCTAGCGGCTGCGGGAAGCATTGAATTGGATGTAGAGCTGCAAATTATCGGATCGGCAAGCGTGCGTAAAAACTGGATGACTATGCCATTGGTGGGGAATGCAGCATGAGCAATGAAAACAGTGAGCATGTAGAAAGAATTTTAAAGTTGTACGAAATAACAATAGCGGAGTATTTGCTTGGCCAAGGGGTTAGCGAAGCAGAGTTTCGCAGTAGATACGGTAAAAGGGCAGTATAAATATATTTAACGAAATACGATAACAATACTTGTATAGTGCCGAGTCTCGTGTATAATTCTTTACATCAACTACAGAAACAGCGAGAAATAAAATGAAAACAATAAGCACTGGAAACAATGAAACTCTTTCAAAAGGTATTAGTAAGAATAGGGATGGTACTTTTACAGCTATGACATTTAGCCAAAGCAAGACGTTTAAAACATTATCCGGAGCAAACAAATGGATGGCGAAAAAGACAGCTTAATCCGTAGTTGTTGCCCATCGCCTTCTCATAGGGATTTGAGCAACGGCATTGGGCAAAATAGGCATATAATTTGCGGCAACTGCTTTTCTCACTGGTACAAAGAAAGATATTGGAATGCAAGAGAGTGGGAAGAGTGGGTTAGTGGTTATGATTACAGTGACAACGAAAGCATAAAAGAGAGTTAATAGTGATATGACAGCAGCAAAGAAAGCAAAATTAATGGGATTAAAGAATCTAAAACAGGCCGTAGATATGGGCTGGGCAAGATCAACGCTTGTCGATATGCACAACAATAAGCCTGAGCGGTTTGAGATTGTGATGCTTGGATGCCTTGCCAAGCAAGATATTCTATTTCATGAGCAGAGACTTAAAGCGGTAAAGTAATGAAAAGGGTATTCTTAAACAGGGTTCAAGCATCTGCATTTTGCGGCGAGCTATTAGCAATGGATTACATAAAGCCGATAGAGGTTGAAGTAAAGCCGTTTAAGCCGAAGAAGACTTACAAACAGGTTAAGTACGCCCACGGTATTATTAAGTTTATCGCTATTGAGCAGGATAGAAGCGTCGAAGCTACCAAGATCATAATGAAGAGTAATTTTGGGCTATTCAGGGTTCATACTTGCTTCATCACAGGTCAAAGGCTTGTCGATCTAACATCACTGGCAAATTACAACAGGGAAGAGATCGAGGCATTCATAACACAGTTAGAGCATTACTGTGACAGTAGCGGGATTGAGTACATTGCAGCCAAAGAGAACGCAGCGTGAAAATTAAAGCAGGTGATAAAATATTAAACCTGTCAGCACCTTGGAGCGGCAAGGTTCGCTCAATGTCTAGGTGGTGGGTAATGGTCGACCTACCAACGCATGAGCCTGTAACGGTAAAGCGCAGTAAGATTAAATATAACGATAATTTTAAGAGTTGGGAGGTGATAGGTGAAGGGTAAGACAAGAACCACAGCAGATATCATATTCCAGAATAAAATCGCTGAGATAGGTTGTATTGTGTGCTTAAACAACGGTATTGAGAATCACGAGGTATCGATACATCATATTGACGGCAGAACAAAGCCAAATGCGCATTGTAAAGTATTGCCTTTGTGCTACCCACATCATCAAGGGGTAGACAATCAAAACCCAAAGCGGTGGTTTACACTACATGGCAACAAGGCGGAATTTGAGCGTAATTATGGTAGTCAATATGATTTACTTAGTCAGTGCATGGAGTTGATATGAGCAAAGTAGAGGAATTGATGGCTTTTCAGCTTAAAGCTATAGGTATTGATTTTGTTAGCGAGCA